TCAACGGAACGAACTGGGTGAATTATCCCTCCTCCGTTCTTGCTACAGCCAATACAGCAATGCTTCGTGATAGTAATGCCAATGTGAAAGTCAATACGCTTATTGAAAACTTTACAACGACGGCTACTGCTGCTGTAACCACGGTGCTAACTGTTTCGACTGCGCCCATTCAGCAATTCACCGGAACGACTACGCAAACGGTAACACTTCCTGATGCGACAACCCTAGCAGTTGGCTATCAGATTACGATTTTAAATCGTAGTACCGGGATTGTGACTGTTAATAATAATGGTGGCAGTCTTCAACAGTCAATGGCGCCAAGCACTCAAACGACATTTACGTGCACAAATATTGGCAGTGCAAACGGTACGTGGGATGTCAGTACATCTTCTGGCGCTGGCGGAAGTACAGCGTATCGTGAAGATTATGTAGTTGGAACAGCGCTAAATAACTATACTGGTTCAACGACCGTTTTTAATTTGGTCAACACTTATACGACTGGTAACCATACATTGATTGTGACTGTTGATGGTGATGTGCAAACTCTTGGATCAACAATTGACTATCAAGAAACGAACACTTCTACAGTTACGTTTAACAATGCTCTGGTGACTGGTCAGAAAGTGAGTTTCTTATTTCAGACTCCTACATCGTCGGGCGGAACGGTTAATACTGGAACCGCTAATCAAGTCGCCTATTATCCGACGAGCACGACTCAGGTCTCGCCGACTTCGGCGTTCGTTGTAGGGTCAAACGGACCCAATGGAATTGTGACTGGGACCAATACGAATGACAATGCGGCTGCTGGGGTGGTTGGACAGTATATATCTAGTACGGTTGCTTTGGGTGCGGCTATTAGCGCAACGAACCTAACTTTTGTAAATATTACTTCCATCTCTCTACCTGCAGGTGACTGGGATGTTACTGGGCAGCCAATTTATTCTGCGAATAGCGGAACAGGGCTGGGACGGTTTAGTGGCGCAGTTTCGGCTTTTAGCGGAAATACGACAACGGACCATATCGTAGGAGATAATGAATTACATTCGCTCGAAGTTAGCACCCAAGATGTTCCTGTGACAATTGCTGCATGGCGTGTTTCTTTGGCCAGTACAACGACTATTTATTTAAAAGGAAATGCTACATTTAGTGGTGGTACTGTTCAGCTTTATGGACGCATTTCAGCCCGGAGGGTTCGCTAATGTCTCGTACACAAATTGACGCTTCGCTTCTGGCAAGTGACATTCCCACTTCAAAGGTCCAAGGAACCACGACCAACGATAATGCTCCGACTGGGGGGATTGGCGAATATGTGGAAGTAGTTTATTCAGCCACAAACGCACCCGCTGCAGGTGCATTTGGAGATGCTACTAGCATTTCTTTGACCGCTGGTGACTGGGATGTGAGTCATCAAGCAGTTTTATTGCTGAGTGGCGCCACTCTCTCAGGAAATGTGGAAGTGGGAGTCAGTACCACATCAGGAAATACTTCTCCGAGTAATAATGGAAGTGACGTTCAATTCTTAGCGTGGTCTACCGCGAGTAATAGCGTGGGCGGTGGAATTTTTAATCGTCGGTTTTCTCTCGCCTCAACTACTACAGTGTATGCAAAAATTAGGGCAGTTACATCAGCGGGAACACCGCAATTTACTGGAAGAATCTCAGCAAGGAGAATAAGATAATGAAACTTTATACTGATGATGGATGTAGTTATGAAGGGATGGATTCTGCTACAATTACGCGGCTTCGCACTGAGCTTGGAAAGTCTACCACTTTTGTGGATGAAACTACATATCAAGCTTATCTTGCTGCCAATCAACCTAATCTGCATTAATGTCTGCTCTAACGCCCGTCCTTTATGGCAATCGCCTGTTTGGACGCGCAACCTATAGTGCGAACCAAGACGGGCAAACTTTTAATCTAAGCTTCAGTGAAAGTATTGCTTCGACTGACGTTATCGGTGATTCACTTCGTAAGCCTTTAGCCGAGTCATTGACTTTGCTGGATGCGTATATAACAACGATGCAGCTTGTGAAGACAGATACTATGACATTGGCTGATGTAAAGGCTTTGACCGTTACCAAGCCATTGACAGATTCCTTGTCATCGACTGATGCCGAAGCTCTTCGTGTGACGAAAACGTTTTTGGACTCCTTGACATCTTTAGATTCTCAGACTATCACAATTTCAAAGGCTCTTTCAGATTCTGTGACTTCAACGGATTCAAAGGCCCTATCCGTAACGAAACCTTTGTCGGATGCGTTCACTCCTGCGGATTCTGCAGTGATTCACTTTACAAAAGCTTTAGCAGATTCACTCTCGTTTTCTGAACTTCGTTTCATTAATACAACGAAGCGTTTGTCAGAAACTCTGACATTGGCTGAAGTATTTCAAATTGCTTTTGGCCGAAGTTTCGCGGAGACAGTTACGCTGGCCGATTCGTTAGCCAAGACAGCACGCCTGAGTGAAGCAGAAGTCATGGCACTCAGTGATACGATGTCCTTAACACTTACAAAAGCTTTGGCTGATTCTACGACTCTGACAGATGTCAAAGCTTTCAATGTCTCAAAGATTTTATCAGACTTCCTAAGCGTCCTTGACAATATCGTGCAGATCAGCATGGTGAAGGCGCTGACTGATATCTTACTTGTGCAAGACTGGATCAGTATCCGGCTTGAGAAGCCTCAGCAATGGACTGTGGCTATTGCAACTCCTACGCCTTATATTACGCTCTATGGCCGTGTATTGTTTGGACAAAAGCTTTATTCAGGATTAAGTGGAACAATGTGGGTTTCTGTTAAACCCACGACTCCTAGCATCAATGGATGGAAGAGCTACAATCAACTTGAGGATATGAACTAATGAATAAAAGTACGGTCACCTTGCCCGGAGCCGATGGGGAATGGGGTTCCTATATCAGCAAGTACCAACCTGATTCTTCCAAAGTTCTGGATAATATGTTCACGGCCAACTCCAAGAACTTTGTGACTGACCAGACAGGGATGATTGATAAACGTCAGGGTGGCGTCCAATGGAATCGTACTTCTTTTGGTCAGGCTGCGGCTGACACATATGAAGCCATCTTTGAGAGTGGTGCTCGTCACTTCCTTCGTGTGGGTGGTGGGATTCTCTCTGCTTCGACAGGTACTGGACTCTTTGATGTCATTACTTCTGGTTATTCGACTCTCGGTAACTTTGAATGGGTGACCTACCAGAATAGGACGTATGGCTGCAATGGAATCAATCCTCCGCAGGTCTATGATATTGCCACCAACTATGGTGGAGTGAGCTATTCCTTCACCACAGCTAAGACCAAGAATATGGGTGCTCAGGCGCCAGTCACAACCCCTACTGTAGCTACTCCGACTGCCGGCGGTTCAGTTCCTGTGGGAACACATCGCTATCAGGTCACGTTCATGTACTATGACTCTGAAGAGAGTAATGGTTCACCGATCTCCGCTACGGAGACAACGACCTCTGGATTCCAGACCATTCCTTTAACCAATATTCCGATTGGTGGTTATGGTGTGACTGCCCGCAACATCTATCGTGACAATAATGGGGATAACAACTTTCTTCTTGTGACCACGATCAGTGATAATACCACGACCTCGTTCAATGACAATATTGCTCAGGGATCAACTCCTACTCCGATTCCTCAGTTCAATAACATTCCCCCGACCTTTGGGAAGTGTGCATTGTGGTTGGATAGCATCTTCATTGCTCCTAGTGGAGAGACGAACCTTGTTCGCTATAGCAATAGTGGTTCTCCTGACATCTTTGACCCTGCCAATTTCATTACTTGTCAGAGTGACGATGTGGTTAGCGCTCTCTCTGTGTACAATGGCAAGCTCTACGTTTTTGGCCTCCATTCAGTTGGAACGATTGAGGGAACGACTCCTGACACCTTTTATTATCACAACCTGAACAACAAAATTGGTTGCGTTGATAATAGGTCGATTCAAGTACGTTCTCTTGTATCAGTTCCGACCCTCTGGTGGCTCAGTGACAAAGGACTCTACTACTCCAATGGATACACTGTGGAATATGGGTCTGACTTCATTCAGGACTTGATCAATCTTCAGATTGCTCAGGTGAACTACACGACCAATAAGAATACCCAAACCAGCTTCACTGACTTTGCGGGTGACACCTATACACCAAGCATTGATATCAATTCTCAGCCGGGTGCTGTCACGACTATTGATCCTGTGAAGACGTACAATCAGACTGCAGATTGGACAGGTGGTTCTGTTGTCACGAATATCAAGACCACTGATTCCAACTTTGCTGAAGTTCCTACACTTGATGCTCCGGCTGCTTCTTCAGGGACGGTAGGTGGTAGTGCAGTTGTCAGTGGATCAAATATTACTCTGCCAGTTGGTGGTAACTTCACCGGAGTTGATAACAGTGGTGCAAGTGCTTCTTCCACAAATATTACTTGGGTTCCGTATCAACCCGGCTATATGGCTCAACCTGTCACCTTTCCTGTGGCTGGAACGATTACCTCTTTCAATATGGACGTTGGTTATACAGCGTATACAAATCTGTATTATCAGATGTCTATTCAAAGTTCATTGAGCGGTGGAGTCTTGTTTACTGGTCCTCTCTATGGTCCTGCTTATAATACGCCCGGTGGCCGCCAAACAGCTACTTGTAGTATCCCTGTGGCTGCAGGTCAAACAGTTTATTTCATTCTCGGCTACACTGGGAGCATGAACGGATTTAACTTTATAGGTAGTACTAGCTATGTGTTTGGTAACACGATTCAAGCTCAGTGGTCACATAGTACGACTGGCGGCTGGTCGGGAACTTTAAATATTCTCAGCTTGGATATGGCCTATAGTTTCAGTCAGTCAGGGATTCCTGAATCAGGCTCTTGGATTTCCCCTGTCTACGATTGTGGAGCTGTTGATGGGATCAGTGCATCTGTGACACAATCCGGTTCTTATCCGGGTGGAACCAGTTCGACGCTCACGGTCTATGGATCACCGAACGCAGATATGTCCAGTGCTGTGACTCAATCGTTCTCTAGTCCGAATGGTAATTATTCTTTATCTCTTTCCGGCTACCGTTATTGGAAGATGGAATCCGATCTTGCTACGTCTGATAGCAGAACTGTGCCGACTGTTGGTGCTCCGACACTTTACTTCAATACGACTGGAATCTGGGTGTCTCAACCGATTGACGCTACAACAGACAATACGGGTTGGCAGACACTAACGTATACTGGTAACGTTCCATCAGGAACTTCTGTTGGTCTTGTTATCGCTACGTCAAATGACAATATCACCTACTCCTCATTTGGTCCGATCAGTGGAGCTGCTACGACTCGATGGGCTAAAGTTCGTTTAATACTCACAGCTACTTCTGGTGATGATACAAGTCCTTCTGTGTCGAGCGTGACTCTGACATGGGCAGTGACTGGGACCATCACAAGCAGCATTATCGACACTGGAACCACACCTGCCGGTTTTGGTGTATTCCAATGGAG